GATGCTTACTTTACTTGTGCTAATACCGTTGTTAAAATCTCGATTCATCAGCAAAGTTTGCAGGATCATCATCTTATTATTACACTGTGATAGCCAGTTAGACCATTCAACGGTTGCAAGCACATTGGTATTTATAGGCGTATACCGTGACCAAACAATATTATCTTGTATATCACTAACAGGCGTTGATGTTTTCCAAACTTTAAAACCTGTGTTAGCTAATAAAAAAGCTTTAAATCCTACATGGTCGATTGTTTCAGGGGTTACGCCGACTGGGAAAAACGTTTGGGCTGTTACATCTGTTTGTAAAAAATTACGTATTACAGCTAGTTGTGCGTCATTAAAAATCATGATTAATCCTCTGTAATAGTCGAAACGGTTGTTATCTGAGGCGTTACGCCAGGAGCTATGCTTATAGTTGGCGTTAACGCCCCAGAATAAAGTATTTTAGAAACTCCTGATACAGCAACGCCTACGCTTGCATGTGTCGCAGTTGTTGAGCCAACAGTACATGCCCCAAAAGAAATAGTAGCGACAGGGCTCACACTATTAGCAGTTACAGTCCAACCGCCTGTAGTCCTTGCTACCGTAGCACGTCCATATCCAGTATAACTGACCTCGGTGGTTGTTTGGTCTCCCGCTTCTCCTGGGTCTGCCGTGTGTAATGCGACGAAAAGGTTTGTTAATGGGCCTGTAGCTGCATTGTCAGCAATGTTTGCAATCGCTGTTGCATTGAAGATTAATTTTATAAAGTCGTTTTCGAAAGTATTGCCTTTGCCTGCCATTATCGTATCCCGTTTTGTTTAGCTAATAACTCATAACCGGTAATTTCTACCGGGTCCGTAAAATTAAATTTTAATCGATGAAATCTGGCGGATTTAAGTAAATCAAACTTATAATCGCTCATTGATACCATTTGTCCTGTCTGAACATCTGCGCCTTCGCCATTTTTCCAATAATGGGTTAATGTACCATTTGTTGGCGCTTTTAAAAATCTTGGCCTGACTCTGGTTATAGTTGAAAACATAGTGTCATCGCCATTGTCCCCAGTTACTAAATAAGACTCAGAGGCGCCTCCAACATTGAAAACACCAATCTTATCATCATTCCCTACATAAGACATCCCAACTTCTGCGCCGAAAAAACTAACATCGAGCCATAAAATAGTTGTAGGCCATCCACCCCACGTAGCATACAAGGAGCCAAGCTGTAACCATGTTAAGTTTGGTGACGAATAAGTTAATAATGCCTTGATGTTTTTTGTAACCTTTCCGAATGCGCCCGTTATTGTGTTATAAACCAAAGCAGAATCAAGACCACCTGATGATAACTGACTGGGGTAGAAAAAGTAAACTAGAGAGTTTATCTTGTCATAAGATGCTTTGCAGTTGGCTTTGTAAGTCTGATTGATAACTGACTTTAACCAGTTTTTAACCTCTATAGTGCCAATCGGTTGCGGCCTTGTTCCATCATAGACAAATATGCCATTATCTCCGATAAAGTAATGCTTAGATTCTGTAGAAACAACAGATTCTTGACTGAACGCTCCGGTATCGCTTGTTATTTGTTGCCATGCCCAAATAATTGGCGGACCTACATACTGACCTATATACATTGACGCATTCTTGTAAACGATAACGGCAGAGCCTAGGCGTTTACCCGCTGTTATAGGCCCAGGAGTATCAAATAAGCGCCCATTTGCAGCTTGGGTGGCTGTTGAAGGTGTCCAGCTAGTATGATCGTACAGCCCAGAACACCACCATCCATCATGAAAAACGTTAACGCCATCATTGTAAGCGAACAGCATGACAAAACCGGAGGCCGTCTCACATAGTTTAGCTTTTGGTGGAGTCCCAACACCAGTCAAATTAGCAAATGCGCCAGATGTTGTAACTTGTACTGCATTATCGTAATTAGTGGCAATGGTAGCGTCTCCAAATTGACAGAAACGCCATGTGTTTGAGCCAGTTGTAGCATAGCCGCCAACAGCCGACCTATTTACCCATGAGCCACCGGATAATTCATAAATATTGCCTGTAGTACCAGCAAACGTTCTTGCGGAATTGTCAAGCAATAGCATTGTTTCAGCCTCTAAAACTACACCGGGTGCCGCTGCATTTCCTGAGTCAATCCCTGCTCCTGATGAAATAAGTCCGCGCAACGAAGGAACCATATTGTTACAGTCAACAATTATGCCCGGTGTTCCTGGGTCTGCTCCTGGATTAAATCCGGTTATCGGAATCATTAATAATCCTTATTAATGTTGTAATTATTCCCGTACTGGAAAACATTAAGCTCCGTTCTCAATGGTGACTTATTTCGAGTTCTGTGCGACAGCCTATTTGCTTCTCTTAACGCGTCTGTTGCAAGCTGCCCCCATAAAGGCAAACGACTATCATCACCTATATAAACTGATGCTGCCGCTAAAGAACCATAAAGGTATAGGTCTGGGTTATTTGTTAATAGCCAGTTTTCAAGCGTAGTCGCTAAATCCCAACGCTTCAAGTAATGTAATTGTATTGTGTAATTCTGATCTGCAACCGCATCGAAATACATTACTCCGTTTCTTATTGTGTAATAAACAGGCAAAGACGATTCAACCGTCTTTAAGTTGTCGAAGTTTAGCGAGTTTAAGCTTATAAGCTCGCATGGGTAATTGTTTAATAAAACTGTCGCCGTGATAGGCTCAAGAAAGTCAGCAGGTAATGAAACAGAATCTTGTCCAGCGGTTAAAGTCAATGATACTGTAACCTCTTGTTCCGACAGCCTTAACGTTCTGTTGATTCTTTTCTCGAATAAAGAAATGAACGTAGGAATTTTAACAGCAAGGTCATCACGATGCAGTGTATCTGCTATTTCTTGCTGCAACTCTGTATAGTTAGCTAACATTTAGGTTTCTTTCCTGGATATTTTGGTGCTTTCTTTTTCATGATATGTGTCTCCAGATTCTGCGTTTTTTAATGTCACAAATAGTAGTTTTTGATACACCTAACTGTCTGGCCAATTCTGAACCACTTTGATCAGAATTTCGTATCATCTTAACATCTTTTTCTGTTAACTTCGAACCTCCATGCTGTTCACCTGCTGTCTTTCCAGTTCTTGATCCGTACGGGTTATGACGACCTTTTGACACCATATCCTTATTATTGTCGTCTCTACTTCCTAAAAACAGATGATCAGGATTAACACATCGTCTATTGTCGCATTTATGCAAAATACACTTATCATCTGGTATTTCTCCCTTATAAATAATCCATGACATTCTATGAGCTAGTATCCTTTTTGCCCTGTATTGATACATAACTCCATATCCATAGTTATTTATAGTTCCATTCCATTCCCAACAATATTTTGCATTTCTTATCGTTACATTTGCGTAAAACCTTGCCTTTTCATTTAAACCATCTTGAGACTTTTTCCTTACTGGTTTAAATTCTTCACCGTTTTTATGCTGTCTGTAATGAGTTAAACAATAATGAGCTGTATGTTTATTACTTGAACAAAAATCAACTTCGCATTTCATCTCAAAACTCCCGTACGTGGTATGAGTTTTAATTATACCACGTACGTTCGTTATTGAGTAACTTATAGTTTATTTAGTTGCTCAAAAGCCTTACAGCGTTCTGCGGCCTTAGTGTCTTGGCTCCCCACAAAACGTCAAGACGACAAGGGAACTTATCGTTGATTATATCATACTGTCTGACTATCCTCATTGAGATACCGTCCATTGTTTCGCGTTTGGCAAAGTCAATACCAGAAGGCATAATCAAATCGGCAGTTGCGAAAGTAAAGGCATCTTTATGGAACGCCAAAGACGGTTTGTAAACAGCAGAAGCGCCGCCCACTTTTGTCAATGTTGCGCCTGTTGGAATACCAGCTGCTGCCATGTTTTGCAATGCTCCTGAGGTATAAACAGCCGGAGCAAACGGAATGGTAGTCCCGGCTGTCACGTCAGCTGTAACAGTGAATTGCTGCAAACGTGAAGTAACAGCTTTTGACTCTGGATGCACAGCAAAAGCACCGGCAACCGTGAACACATCACCTTTTTTCAACGTCTGTGCAAGAGTTACGGCCAATGAAGCAGAGCCGTTAGTAGTAACAGCGCCTGAAGTTACAGCAGTTGTGCTAGAACCTGATGTTGATTCTTGCAGCAAAGTATTTTCGTAGAAGTCAAAACCAGCCGTTCTTCCAACCAT